TATCAGGGCAAAGCCCCACAGTTCTCAGACACCAGAGCAGCTCGTATGCCAGCGTTCTTTGAACATGCAAACACCAACCTCCCACAATATGCTTGAGCCCATCATCGGGCCAACACCTGAGTCTCTTCTGAATGAAATGGAAGAGACCTACCCACCTTTTACACCCCACCCTAAACAAGACATCGGTTCGATCATGTATCTAGCCGGGCAACGTTCTGTTGTTGAGTGGTATCGAGAACGATTAACCAAATGATAGAACATAAATTTCACCTAGTCACACCTAAAGATGCACTCTGGATATGGCCGGAGATAGAACCTTTAATTAATAAAGGTCTAGAGCATAGCAGTGGCGAAGCAGAAGCAGAAGCTTTTTTCCTACCTATATATCAGGGTCAACAACAGTTATGGGTAGGATTAGATGGTACAAAAGGTCCAATACCTACTGTACTTATTACAGAAGTATTAAGATTCCCAATAAAAACAGCTATGTATGTACATGTCTGGGCAACGAGATCTGGATACGACTATGACCCTTGGGTTAAAGCCTTTGAAGCAGTTAAAGATTCCGCACGTACAAACGGGTGTGATTATATAGAAGCAAGGGCTCGCAAAGGTCTAGCTAAAAAATTAGTAACTCGAGATGGCTGGACAGAAAAACAAATAGTAATTACAACAGAATTATAGAAACATGGGTAATCTTTTTAGACCTAGAGTCACCCACCAAACCACTCAAGTAAATAAACAAAATCCTTATGATGATTCTTGGATTAAAGATAGGTTCGGCACAGCTGAACAGCAGTATGCAAAGGGCCAGTCTCAAATAGATGAGCTAACCAAGTTCATGAACGAGCGTAAAGCTGCACTAGCTAAACCTCAAACCGTGTCTATCGGTGGACAGAATGTCAGACAAGATCAGCTTGGTGATTATTTACAAAATCAAATAAATACAAGAGCATCAGATTTAAACAGACAGCTAGTAGAATATCAGACAGGAGTCGATCAAAGTATTAATCGGTTGGGACAGCAAGGTTCACAGGCCAGAAATCAGCTTATGTCTACGTATGATGCTAGATTAGCAGACATTCAAAGTGCAGCCGGAGCAAGAGATACTAGACTGCAAAATATAATGTCAGCAGCCGGGGCTAGAGATCAACAACTAGCTGGTTTACAAACAGCTGCATCAGAAAGAGATGCTGCATTACTTGGCTTACAAACAGAAGCTGGGCAACTAGATCGTAGGCTAGCAGATATAACTACTGCTGCCGGACAGCGAGATGCAAAACTGGCTGATATAACATCAGCAGCTGGAGCTAACCAAGCAGCTATTCGATCACAGCAAGAAGCTTTATCAGCTCAAGGTGAACGTGCTAGAGCAAACGAGGAAGCAAACCGATTAGCAATACAAGCTGCAACTGATCGAAATCAAGCATCAATAGAAGCAGCTACTACACAGTATAAAGCAGGGCAGCAAGCTAACCAAGCTGCAATCAGAGCACAACAAGAACAGATGGCACAACAGACCCAAGCTGCTCGAGCTGCTCAAGAACAAAACAAAATGACAGCCGGCGTCAAAGCTGATCTCAAGCCTGTAAACAAATATAGGTTTGGAACAGCGGGAAGTTTTAACCGTGCCGGACTAAGAATATCATCTCTTAATATCTAACAATGACAGCTAAAGAACGTTATGATTATTTAGTTAGTGATCGCAGCCAGTTTCTAAACGAAGCAGAGGAAGCAACCAAACTTACCCTACCATATCTAATCAGAGGACACGAAGATCAGTCCAAAGGTATGAAGCAGTTGAAGACACCGTGGCAGTCAGTGGGAGCTAAAGGAGTGGTAGCACTAGCATCTAAGCTATCTCTATCACTCGTACCCCCACAGACTAGCTTCTTTAAATTGCAAGTGGACGAGTCACAGCTAGGAGACGTACCTCCTGAGCTAAAATCAGAACTAGACTTATCCTTTTCAAAGGTAGAACGAACCATCCTTGATTCTATTGCAGCATCAGATGATCGTGTAGTAATACACCAAGCATTACAACATCTAGTTGTAGGTGGTAATGCTCTTATCTTTATGGGCAAGACAGGTTTGAAACTCTTTCCTCTTAATCGCTACGTATTAGAGCGAGACGGCAATGGAAACGTAATTGAAATAGTCACCAGAGAACGTATAAACAAAAAACTAATAGAGAAATATCTACCTTCCGAGGAGATGCCATTAGTTACATCAGACAAACCAGAAGAACAAGAGTGTGATATATACACACACGTTACACGTGATAACAATAGATTCATCTGGCATCAAGAAGTAGAAGGCCAGATAATTAAAGAGTCAGAGAGTAAAGCTCCTGTCGATAGTACACCATGGATACCACTACGTTTTAATACAGTAGATGGTGAAGCCTACGGGCGTGGTAGAGTAGGTCAGTTTATTGGAGATCTCAAGTCCCTCGAAGCATTGTCTCAGGCACTTGTAGAAGGCTCGGCAGCAGCTGCTAAAGTTGTTTTCGTAGTATCACCTTCAAGCACAACTAAACCTCAAACACTAGCGACAGCAGGCAACGGAGCAATCGTCCAAGGACGGCCTGACGATATCGGTGTAGTACAGGTAGGAAAGACAGCTGATTTCCAGACTGCCTATCAACTCATGGCTACCCTAGAGAAGAGACTGAACGAAGCATTCCTAATCTTATCAGTAAGAGATAGTGAAAGGACTACAGCTCAGGAAGTACAAATGACACAGCTAGAGCTGGAGCAACAGCTTGGTGGTCTCTTCGGGTTACTTACAGTTGAGTTTCTAGTACCATATTTAAACAGAAAGCTAAGTGTATTCCAGAAGACAGGTGAGATACCACGTATACCCAAGGGTATGGTTAAGCCTATTATTGTAGCTGGTATTAATGCACTAGGTAGAGGACAAGATGTACAAGCTCTTGGTCAATTCTTACAAACTATTGCACAGACAATGGGACCAGAAGCTATTGCACAGTACATTAATCCTGATGAATTAATCAAACGACTTGCAGCTGCACAAGGTATAGACGTACTAAACCTCGTGAAGAGTATGCAAGAAATTCAAGGGGAGCAACAACAAGCCATGGAGCAACAAGCTGAAATGGAAGCTGTTAAGAATGCACCTCAAATGGTCCAAGCAACTGCTCAAATGGCAGAAACAATGGGACAACAAGTACCACCTGACCAACAAGTATAATGGCAGAAACATTAACATACGAAAACAACCAAGAAGTTACCACGATTGACAACCTCAATGCAGAGGAACAAGAGTCTCTCAAGGTAGGTGAAGCTATGCAAGAGGCACAAGATAGCCTCTTAGCTGGCAAATATAAAGATGCTCAAGAATTGGAGAAAGCTTATGTCGAACTCCAGAAAAAACTTGGAGAAGGCTCTGAACCTAGCGGAGATACTGAGCAACCTACGGACCAGACCCAAGAAGAAACACAAGATACAGAAGATAAGGACGAGACTCAAGAAGATATTGCAGACTTTTCCTTCTTAGATACCTTACAAAATGAAGCTGTTAGCGGAAAAGAATACTCTAAAGAAACTCTAGACAAGCTAGCTTCTATGTCCGTACAGGAAATAGCAGACATGCACCTAAATTGGGTGAAAGATGCTCAGACTAAATACATACCTAAACCTCCAGATTTCTCAGATCAAGATGTTCAAGAATTAAAAGGAGTAGTAGGAGGAGACGCTAACTATAAAAATATGATAGACTGGGCTAACCAGAATTTATCTGACAAAGAGATACAGATGTTCGATGCTGTTATGGAAAGAGGAGATCCAGCATCAGCATTCTTTGCAGTTAAATCTTTAGCTTACAGATACAACGATACAATAGGAAAGGATGGAAACATGATAGCAGGCACAGCACCTAAGTCAGACGGATCAGTATTCCGTAGTCAGGCTGAAGTAGTTAAAGCTATGAGAGATTCAAGATATGAAAAAGACCCTGCATACAGACAGGACATACAAGATAAACTCGCACGTTCAAACATTAATTTCTAATGGCTATACTCGAGAAAAAAATTAACCCAAGTCTACGTCTCAAAATAAGAGACGCTTATCAACAAGGTAAAAAAGATTCTGATTTAGTTAATCAGTTATTAATCAGTGAAGGTAAAGGTGGATCTCCAAATACACCTACACCTGACTGGGATAAAGATTGGCCTAAGCCGGGTACAAAACCTAGACCAGAGGACAGACCTAACATACCTACTAAGCTAGCTAACCTAGCTGATGGTGAAGCTGATCCATCTATCATAAATCATGTAACTGTAGGTGGATTCTTTTTAGACGGTCAAGGAAAAGCTTACATGCAAACTGGAGGTAAGCTCTATGATGCTGGAGAATATAATCCTGACATACATGGATTACCTGTACCTCTTGCACAGAAGAAACTACAGATTAACCCTAAGCTAGCACATGCTGGCCCGGGTCAATACTATACAGAAGAAGGTGAAGTCACAGACGTAAGCCCTTATACTTTTAATCGTAACACAACTCAGATGGAAGTACCATGGTTAAAAGAAGAATATTATCAAGACCTACCTCGCAGAGAAAAACTGCATGAAGATCTAAAAATAAGGAAGTAATCAGAACGGCGACCCGAATCGCATCGTCCTCGCCAGATGTATACTACCCAACATGAACTCATGATTACTACCGAATACGGTAAACAAAACATTTATCCAAACGAACCACCCTTACAATTATTACCCGAACGAAAACTAATGTCACCAGAAGCAGAAAGATTTAATGGCTGGGCAGCAATGCTTGGCTTCGTAGCAGCTGTAGGAGCCTACGCAACAACAGGACAAATCATACCCGGTGTATTCTAATGGCAGCTATCTCTGTAACAAGAGAAAGCCAAGCTAGCAACTGGGAAAGATTTTGTCAGTGGGTTACAAGCACAGAGAACCGCCTATACGTAGGCTGGTTCGGTGTCTTGATGATCCCTTGCTTATTAGCAGCAACAACTTGTTTTATATTAGCCTTCATCGCAGCACCGCCTGTAGACATAGACGGCATACGTGAGCCAGTTTCCGGCTCGTTATTATACGGAAACAATATTATATCAGGAGCAGTCGTCCCCTCCTCAAACGCAATCGGACTACATTTCTACCCAATCTGGGAAGCCGGAACCATGGACGAATGGTTATATAATGGTGGACCATACCAACTCGTTGTCTTCCACTTCTTAATCGGAGTAGCAGCTTATGCTGGCAGACAGTGGGAACTATCATACAGACTTGGCATGAGGCCTTGGATCTTTGTTGCATATACTGCACCACTATCCGCAGCTCTTGCAGTCTTTCTTGTCTACCCATTCGGTCAGGGTTCATTCTCTGATGGTATGCCTTTAGGAATCAGTGGAACATTCAACTTTATGTTTGTCTTCCAAGCGGAGCACAACATCCTTATGCACCCCTTTCATATGCTCGGAGTTGCGGGTGTGTTTGGCGGTGCTTTGTTTGCTGCTATGCACGGAAGCCTTGTTACTTCCTCAATCCTTCGGGAGACCACGGAAGATATCTCACAGAACTATGGCTATAAGTTTGGTCAGGACGAGGAAACTTATAACATCGTAGCAGCCCATGGCTACTTCGGTAGACTTATTTTCCAATATGCCTCTTTTAA